TAATTTTTGGTTATTTGGGTGAATTAAATATATTACCAACTATTATAAGTGTTTTATTAGGATTTATACCATTTTTAGTTTATTATTTTATTATTTTTATAAAATATGTAAAAACAAAAATAGGTACCTATATTTTTTTATATTTTTTAATTTTTTGGTCTTTATATGGAATAGTTGCTTTGTTTCCATATTATATAAAAAATTCATTTTATAATATATTGGATTTATTTGCTAAAAATTTCTTTGGATTATTTTTAAGTTATATTATTTTTACAGGTAAATATTAATAATTTTAATGTTTTATAACAAATAATTTGAAAAAAAGTTATTATTACGTGTAATATTTATTATATCACTAAAAGAATTGCTATCAAGTGACGATGTACCAACAAGAAATCCATCAATATTAGCACATTTAATTAAATTTTCAGCATTTTCTGGTGTTACGGAACCTCCATATATTATACGTATATTATCAGCAATTTGATTGCCATATTTTTTCCTAATCCAATTTCTAATAATAAGATGAATTGATTCTGCTATTTCTGCTGAAGCTGAAAATCCAGTGCCTATTGCCCAAATTGGCTCATATGCTAAAATCATTTTATTTACCTGTTCAGCAGTCAATCCATCTAAACTTTTTGTAAGTTGAATTTTTATGATTTCTCTCTGTATATTTAATTCATTTTCTAATTTAGTTTCTCCAACACATAAAATAGGTGTAATGTTAGTTTTATATATGCTTTTTAAGATCAAATTTATATCTGTATCAGTTTCTTTACAAATAGTTCTTCTTTCGGAGTGACCAACTAAAATATAATCACATCCAATAGAATTTAACATTAACGATGATACTTTGCCAGTATATGGGCCTTGCAATTGATGAAAAACAGTTTGGGCGCCAACTTTTATGTTAGATTTTTTTAAAACATATTTTACATTTATCAAAAAAGGAATTGGTGGTAAAATACCAACTTCAATATCATTATATTGAATTTCTTTATTGTTTAGTAAATAATTTGTCAGTTCAATAGCAGTATCTATATTAGTATTCATTTTCCAATTACCAATAATTAATGGAGTTCTGTAAGAAATAGATGATTTAACATAACTAAAATTAAATAAAAAACTTATGAAAATAAAATACAAGAATTTATTCATTTTATAAATATTTAAAATTTTAAATTTAAGTATATTTTAAATATATTTTATTTTATAAAAACTTATTATATTATTTAACGTATGTTAAAAACAGAATAAAAATATATTTATATAAACTATTTAAACCAATCTTATTATATAAATATATCATAATGGTAAAATATCTTGTAGTTCATAATAAACATGAAGGTTGTTATGATTTTCAATTCTATCAAGACGAAGCAGCTCGTATTAGATTAACATCGATAACGATTAATCCGCCAAAGATTTATATGTTCAACACTCGTGACGAAGCTCAGGATTTTTTTGAAGAATATATAAATGATGTTGATTGTATTGATATTCGTTGTAAACGTGGTGATGATGTAGAACACATCGATTATTGTACATGTGGAGTAATTGAATTAGATGAAGAAGAAAATCCCATTCTATTTTATAACAGAAAAAATCAGATTTTTTTATTGGAACATGGCCCACAGCTTTTTGTTCCACCAAGTGAAGTAAAAAATGATATGAAAAATTTAAATCTTACAAACAGATTAATTCGTAAATGTAAATCGCTGAGCAGAGAGCAAAGAAATAGATATATTGAATTAGGAAAATATTGTCAAGATTGTAATGCTGAAACACCTGATGATGATGAAGATAAAAATACTGTGATCAAAACTGAAAATGATAATAAAAATAATAATAATAATAAGAGTAAAGATGATGAGGAAGATATCGATCCAGAATTTAAAGTTCTAAAAGCTATTCCACCTGAAGGAATTACATTAGATGCTCTTATTTCAAAAGTTGGTGAATCAGTTAGATATGGAATGGGAATTTGTTTAAAGAATAAGTGGATTCAAAAAAGTGGCGACTTGATTATTAGAGTATCATCACAACAAGAAAATATAAATAAAGAAACAAATGATAATAATAAAGATAATTTTAACAATGTAATTGCGGAAGATGAGTCAAAGGAAGTAAAAAAACCAAAAGCTCCAAGAAAAAAGAAGAATGCTGAGGGTGAAGACGAAAGTGCAGAAAAAAAACCAAAAGCTCCCAGAAAAAAGAAGGCAGAAAATAACGCCTAATTTATAATTAATACTTTTTCTGGTTTAAATGTTGGATAAGCAAAATTATAAAAAAAATATGCTGTTGGGCTTATGATTAATGGTTTTGTTTTTAATATAATATTATCGATGATTATATTATTATGTGATATGTTTTCAATGGCACAAAATCCAAAATAATTTTCAGCAGCAATTTTCCAAAAACTTATTTTAAAACCTTGTATAAATATATTTTCTTTACAATCACAAATTGATGCAAAACAACTTAATACTTCTAATCCCTTTTCGATTTGTACACATGATTTTCTAAAAAAATAACAACATTGAATTTCTTCATCACAAAGAATAATATAAACAAAAATATTTTTTGTTTTAATTAATTCCAAAATATTTGTTACTTCAGTATTTATAATAATATCAAATTTATTACTATTAATACTTATAAAATCATATAAAAATCTAAAATTTGTTTGAGTTATTTCCAAAAGTTTATATTCGCCAGGTAAATCATTTGGTTTTGTCCACTTATCAACATTAAAACCAAATGTAGAATAAACACATAATGGAACTATTCCAGTTAATTCATCTTCTCTCTTAAACAATGAAACAATAATATTTTTATTTAAATGTCTTTGATTATAATGATGAGTTTGTATAATTTGTGGTGCTATACCTTTTTTACGATGTAATTTATCAACACATAAATAATCAACATAATAAGCATAAAATTTAGCATCTTTATCACCATTATTGATGACAATACGTATTGGCCTTGAAGTCATTGCACCTATGATCTTGCGATCAGTTACAGTAGTGCCTTTTTTTAAGTAAAGCATATATTCATCTTGATAAAAGAATGATATAAATGATTTGTCGTTATGTCCTATAAAATAAGGTATTATATTTTCGCCTTGTGGAGAGAATATATTGTCTTTATTTTGTAAGTAATTAGTTTTAATTAAATTAAAAAATCTTTGTTTTTGAATTGATGTTAATCCAGAAAATATAATAGTATCAATATCTTTGAAATTTGTATATTTATTTTTGTGTGGAAGTGAATTATCAATAATACCAGGAGGTTTTATCATATATCCAAAATCATAAATATGAAATACAGGTTGTATAACCCAAAAACCATACTTTAAGCGTATATAAATATATATTATAAATAAAATAAGTAATCCAAAACATAATATATATGATAAATATTCTAACATATATATTATAAAAAACAATATTTAAATATATTATAATGTCTAAAAATTTAGTATTTTTTGGTTTAATTTTTATTTTAGTAATTATTGGATTAAGCCTAATATCTCAATATGAAAATTTTAGGGGATTTGGTGGTCGCGTTGGAATTGGTCGAAGATATGGAGGTTGGGGAAGACCTAGATATGGAGGATGGGGTAGGAGATATGGTGTTTGGGGTGTACCTATTTTAGCCACATCATATTATGGAGGTTATTATAATGATGATTATCCATATTATTATAATCCATTTTACTATTATTATTATTAGATTGTTACATTGGTGGATTATTATATAAATATTCGCTACTTAAATGTGTTAAACACATAAAAATTAAGACAAAGAATAATACATATGATAAATATACTATCATATATATTTATAAAAAACAATATTTAAATATATTATAATGACAAAAATTTTATTATTTTTATTTTTATTTATAACAATTGTAATTTTTAATTTTTATTTTTCTCATCAAAGTGAAAATTTCAGCAATTTCAAAAATAATAATTATATAGATCCATTTTTGTATTCTAATCCATGTTATTTATGTATTCAAAAACCTGATTTATTGAAGTCAAATGAAAATAATTACATGGATCCATTTAATTTTGATAATGGACCAATGTTTCCAAATAATAAATTTACTATGCTTCCTGGTGAATCGATGTCAATGTTGTCAAGTCAAGCTATTTCTAAGCTACCAGGACAATCAATACCTATGCTTTCTACTGATTATATGCCTTCAATATCACCCAAACAAAAAATGCGCTCATTAAATAATTTACCAATTTAAGATGGTTTTATAAATACATATAAATACTGATATTCATAAGCACACTTAACTAAGTCAATTTTAGCATGTACAATAAATCCTGCATCTTGAGCCATATTTACAATTGTTGGTAAATCTTCCATATATAAAGTTTGTTCTTGTTTTCTAACACGACCATCATTAAATTTAAATTTTTCATCAAATATAGCAATATCATTATCATCTAATTTAAAATTAGCATCATATATGAAATCATTAAATGTAATTTTTGTTTTTGTAATTCTATCTTTAGCATATTTTTGAGGAGATACTATATATAATGGATTTCCAGGTGGAAGAATTGGATCAAACTTATATTTATCTACTAAATGAACAATCAAATAACCACCTGGCATCAACCAATTCATACAATTGTAAAAGAATCTCATTTTATCTTTCATATAATAAATTGTAAAATATAAACATAAAATATGTGTAAGTGAATTACTGGCAAATAATGTGCCATCTAATCCATCACCAACTCGAAATTGATTTCCTAATAATGGTGCCAACTGCTTTGCTTTAGCTATCATTGCTGGTGAAATATCTACACCTATTACATTTAAATTATGTGAACTTAAACTCTTAACATGATGTCCAGTTCCACATCCAATATCTGCAATTACACTCTTTGAGTTAGGCTCAGATGAATTAATAATTGTTCCTATTTCATAATCATTTTTAATGACATTAAAAACTAAATAATCATATATATCAGCATAAAAGTCATCATATACAGCTTGTCCTTGTTTAAATAAAAAATTTTGATTTGAACTAAATGATTCAGTTGTTGGAGTTATGGACCTAAAAAATATTACAATTATTAGAAGTAAAGCTGTAAATATTAATACTTTACCAAAATTTGACATTTTACTATAACAATTTTTAAGTGAATTAATAATTTTCATCTATATGTATTATTGTTATTTTTTTTGTATAAAAATTATTTATATGCAAGATTATGATATAAATGATTTAAGAGGAGAAAGTGATTTTAAGGGAATTTCATTTTCAAAATTTAAAAAAGCAGATGTTAAAAAGGAATTGCTAAATAGTTTGATCAATTCTAAAATTGAGCCAGCATGTTATTGGAGTGCTGAATTAATTTGTGCTGGACATTACACCGATTTATGGGAAATAATTTTATTGTTTTTTAGTAAATATATACATCTCTCTAATTCAAATATAGGAGTTTATATTGAAATGAGAATAAATGATTTTAAGGTAATTTTAAATAATGGATACTCTGACAATATACTTAGACTACGTAATAGTGAAAAAATAAGAAAATTATTTTGTGAAGTTATGTGTGTTTTGTGTGATTCTAAAAGAAGACATAGTTTTGATAATGTTAAAATTAAACCGGAAGACCTTAATATGCTGTCAGTCAAAGATAAATTTAAAGCACCATCCACAGAATACGGTGAAGAAATATTTACTACAGAAGATCCTAAAGAATTATTTCCATTTGTTAATGAACTAGCTTATAGTGTTACAATTAGTGGAAATAATCAAATGAATGCTTGTTATTGGATTGAGTGGATTTTTGAATATGAAAATAGATGTAAAGCATTGAAAGAAAAAATTTTTTGCGAGAGAAGAAATTTTGCAAAAGTTGACACAAAATGCCAAAAAGATATCGTTTGGATTATTTGGGATTTATTTTTAAAAGAATCAAATAAACGTTCCAAATTCATTACAAAACTTATGAATTCACTTTTGTCTTTATTTTGTTTAAAATATTCTACAGGATGTCATAAAAAGCGTAAAAATCTACTTTACCTTGCTATATCAATTTTATGTGAAAACTTTACTGCTGAAACTGAAATAATTCGTCATTCTCAACTTGAATTGGTTAATAGAATCAAACAAAATATAAATTTAGTATATGCTCAAATTAAGAAAAATGAAGAATCAACTGGTACAGAATATTTATTTTTAGGTGTAAAATCAACAAATTTAGAAAATACAATTAAAAAATTGGATGCTATGAATTCTTTTGGTGAAACATTTGTACCCAGATTATAATATTTATATATAATATATGTCTACTAAAAAACATAGAAGTAAACATGGTGGAACACGTAGAAAACTTTCTGGTGTGTCATCATTAATTATTTTTCAAAAAGAAATTGTTGTTAAATTTCTTGAAATATTATTAATGGTAAAGCTATTTCATTGGAAAACAACTAGTTATGCAGCACATAAAGCTAGTGATGATTTATATTCAAAATTAAATGAAAATATTGATAGCTTTATGGAAATTCTTTTGGGAAAAACAAATAAAAGAATTGATTTAATGAATCAAAAAAGTATAAGATTGATTGATTTAAATTCTCAAGAAAGTTTAATTAAAGAAATAAATGATTTTAAATCTTATTTAGTTGGATTAGATTATGATAAAGCAATGAGAAGCATGAGTAATACTGATCTTTACAATATTAGAGATGAAATTTTAGGTGGAATGAATCAATTTTTGTATTTACTAACATTTAAATAAATTTGTGTGAATTTATAATAAAAAATTAATATATTCTTTTTTATTATAATGGATAATACAAATAATTTATCGCAATCGATATTACAATCAAGTGAAGCGTCAGTACCTTTTACCGGAACATCATCTTCAGGTGATTCTGGATTTTTTGATACTTTAAAAAATATAAATGCTACCACTTGGATATTAATTATTTTAATTTTAGCTTTTTTAGGATTCAATATTTTTGTTTATTTAGCAAAGGGAACTCAAACAATTGCTGATATAGTTGCACCAATTACCGAAAAGATTTTTGGTACAACTGTTGCTGTTACAGGTCAAGCTATTGATGTTTCTGCTGAAGGAGCAAAGGCAGTTGTAGGCGAAACTGCTGGTATAATTCAAGGCGGATTAACTGCCGTTCAAGATATTACTCCAAATGGAGCACCATCAACCATTAAAGGACAACCAATCAATCAACAAAAAGTTGATATCATTCAACAATCTACATTAAATAAAGCATTAAATACTGCTCAAAGTCAGCAATCTGGAGAACAAGACTATCAAGCAAATGAAGCTACTAGTTCAATAAATACTGTAGGCAAATCAGGATGGTGTTATATTGGTGAAGATAGAGGGTTTAGAAGTTGTGCTCAAGTTGGTGTTAATGATGTTTGTATGTCTGGAGATATTTTCCCTAGTAATGAAATATGTATGAATCCTTCATTAAGAGCCTAAAAATAATTTTATATATGTATATATTATAATGAGTAGTCAAGATGGTGACATTGAAGATCAAAATCAAGAAGACGAAATAGAAACTGTGGTTGATGATGATGATAACAATTATAATAATATTAATACTCTTGAAGAAGAAGGAGAAACAAATGTAAAAGATTTAAATGTTGATGATAAAGATGCTAATACATCAATTCAATTGAATAAACAAAGTTCTATTCATCCTTATATAAGTGGTGGAAAACGTAGAACAAAGAAGAGAAAAGGGAAAAAACATACAAATAAAAAATACCATAAAAAATCAAATAAAAAGAGAAACACTAAAAAGCATAAGAAAAGTCTAAAGAGACGTTCCAGAACAAGACGTTAAATATTATATATTTAATTTATTATTAAAAATATAATATAAAACAACAATTTTATTGATACCATATAATTATAACACCGTTTGCACCATTTCCACCAGTATTATTTGTGTCAGATATACCACCTGTCGGTGATGATGATCCACCACCTCCTCCAGCACCATATATTGTAGCACTTTGTCCACCTGGAGATGCTGTAGTGACATTACAGCTTACGCCTCCATTACCACCTGATGCATTTCCAGCACCCCCTCCACCCCCACTTCCTCCGCCTCCACCACCTCCACCAATGTTAATTGTTCCTAAACCGGGTATCGTTATATTTGAATAAACTGAATCTCCACCATTTCCACCAACAGCATTAACAAATAAACAACTTTGAGTAGTATTACTACCATTTGATCCGCTATTACCATTACTCGTATAACCGGTTCCAGCAGATCCAGGAACGGTAAGACTCCCACCACCTAATTGATATCCTCCACCTCCTCCGCTACCACCGTAGCCATTAAATGTTCCAATTCCATTTATATTATTTGCATTTCCACCAGGACCACCACCATAACCAAGAGTAGTTCCTATTCCTAGTCCTCCACCACCACCTGTAGACTGAAATGTAGTAGAACCAAAAGATATACTTGAAGTATTACCTGATTGTCCACTAGATTGTCCTTGACCTTTATTTCCTGGTGTTCTACCGCCACCACCACTACCAACGCTAATATTAACAGTAGTAAAAGATGGTATTGTAAGATTAGTAATTAAATTAATAGCTCCACTACCTCCTCCACCTCCTCCATTAACAGAATAATATCCAGACGCACCACCTCCACCACCACCAATAATTAAACAATTAAAATTTGCTATACCACATATATAAGCTGCTGCTGTTCCTATCCCACCTCCATTAAATGATGGTTGAATTGTAGTTTGAATTACAATAGTCGTAAATCCTGCTGAATTATAAACTGTTTTATTTACATTTGAAAAACCAATTATAGTGATTGGTGCCCTTATTGTTGCAATTATGGAATTAGATGGTTTAGAATAGAAATTATTACTTTTTGCTATTATAAAAATATTATATATTCCATCTTCTAAATTTAAATTATAATTACGTGTATTAGATGAAACAGTTATATATAAAGAATTATCTATATATATTTCATATGCTGTAATAATAAAACAAGATTTGGATTCAGTCCAATTTAAAAATAATGTAGTGCAGTCTGATGTTGCTTCTAATATAGGAGAATCAGGATAAACTGCACTAATAAACCCTTTATAATTAATAGGCCATTTATCGGTGCTGTTATTCATAAAATATCTTTGTCTTGGAAACCAAGTTTGAACTTTATTATTCCAACATAAAATACTAGAACCAGGTACATTTGAAGCGGAAGCAGGATTACAAATTGTTGCAGAGTATACACCTTGTTTTATTATTTTTCCAGTACAAGGATTAACATAAGTTCCACAAACAAGGGTACCCCCATCTATGACGCTATTTCCAGAACAATCGTTAGGATTTGGAATATTATATTCAAATGGCCCAGAAATATTATTAGGTGCTCCAACAATTTGATTAGGAAATGGATATGTTTGAAAACCAACTCTTAATAAACCTGTTGTATTAGGATTTGTATATGTTTCACTTTGAGTAGCAAACACTTTAGTTCTATTTGGTCCTGCACACCTAGCAAGCTGTGAATATTTTTGTAACTTAGTTAATCTAGCACTATTACCTTTATATTGTAAAATATTGCCTTTATAAATTTGTCTAGTTTCATAATCAGCTTGAGCTTGTGAAACGGTTTGTCCTGTTAATGGTATATATGCTTCTGTATAATTACTTCCTGGTACTATAAAAGTACATGGATTTTGAACTCTAGACCACACTCTAGGTGGAATAGGATTATAAGTATATCCATTTGACATTTATATATACATTATTTATTAAATTAGTTAAATTACATAAATAATGTATAAATTTATTAAATTAATAAAATCCCCCCTTTCCAGATGGATTATATCCATCTCCTGCTCCATAGAAAAACCATCTAAGAGACAAATAGTTAAATAATTTATCATTAATTCCATTTGAACCAATCATCTTAGTATTAGGTCCTTTATTTACAATATTTTGAATAGCAGCAGTTCCTAAAGCATAATTGTAGTACCATAAGTTAGAAATATATCCATCAAATCCACCATTCATAGCAACATAAACATCTCCATAATTTTGTTTAGGTACCCCAACAAGATTCAAACTTCTAGCGATCGTACCATTAACATAAATATCAAGAGTCGTATTTTCACATCTAATTATTACGTTAACCCATTTATTAATAGGAATATCAGGAATAATAATTTCTTCATTTATAACATTAAATGTGTTCATCATAATTACTAATGAATTACTGTTAGGAGCAATATAAACTCCTGGTGCATTATTAGGTTGAATCATACCATTTTTATCTAAGGTACTATTTCCCTTACTAAATACATGTTTATATATTCCAGCATTTGTTTGAAGATTATTAATATAAATCCATGTAGACCAAGTAAATTCAATTCCTTCATTAGCATTTACAGAACGATAAATAGTAACTGCATTATTATTGCTAGGATCTTGAGGGAAAATAATCATTTGAGTAGCATCAACCATGCCGTCAATGAGATGTGGTGAAGGATCTGGTTTTAAAAAATATGATAAAATAGATATTCCAACTCGTAACAAAAGAACAAATGCGAAAATAACTAATAATAAGAAAGCTAATTTAGCAACTAAACTATTTGATTGAAGAAAATCAGCTGTTCCAGAAGTTCCGCTAGTTGTTGAAAATGAATTAAATACTCCGTTATCACTCATTATATATATATTAAATAAATAAGAAAATTTATAAAGTATTTATTTAAATAGTTATACTACTTTGAGTTGTACCATTTTCTACTAAAGATATCTGAACTTGATATTCATTAAACATGCTAGACCAATCAGAATAACCTTTTGTATAAATATTCCATACTTCTTGTGGATTAAGAGAATTAGGATAATATTGAAATTTAGAAGTCCAACCTTGAAATCCGCCCGCTGGTGTTACATAAATATTAGCATTATTATTAACACTTGCTACACCAGGTAATAAACATGTTCTAACTAATTTACCATCAATATATAAATCCATAGTTCTTCCATAAACACTTAAAACTAAATTGACCCATTTTTGTATTGGAACATTAGCAATTGAACAGGTATGAACAACTGTATTTCCACCAGGAGTAGTTGGCTGTTGATCAACACCAGGATAGCAGCCTAAAGAGACGGATAAATTATTTTGTGCTGCTCCTAAAACAACAGCAGGGCAAGGGTCTAATCCATTGATTCCTTTAATAGAACCTTGTCCAGTTCCGGACTTGGCTCCCATTCTTCCAAAAATAACCTTTGGCTCACCATAACGATAATTCCAATCATTAACATAAAACCAAATTGAATAAGCAAAATTACTTGAAGGTACATCTGTTCCATTTGATGCTAAAGAAGAAGCATTAATTGTGGATGTTGTTTTTCCATCTTGTATACCCTGTAAAGTATATGGGTCAGTAAAAAGATATTTCAATAACATAAATAACAACACTATTACTACTATTGTAATTACAATACTTAAAGCATTCATTGTATAATATACATTTAGAAATTTTCTAACAAATTTAGTTATTAATTAATTTGTTAAATGAATATTTAAAATTTAACTTATTGTTTTTATAGATTCATTCAATGTATTCATATTTTTTACTAAAATTGTTTCATTTGAATCATTTAAAACTGGTGGGGTTCTATCTTTTACTGTATTATAAATATAATAAATATTTCTAGAAGTTAATGGTTTTCTAAAGTAAACAACATTACAGATTCCACCCTTTATTCCATTATTTTCACCAATCATTAAAGTATCATATGTATAATAAGGTACAACTTCAATTGAAGATTTAACCAATTCACCATTTAAAAATACATCTAATGTTCCGCCATTATAGTTTATAATTATATTATTCCATTTTTGTAGTAAGAAGTTTTTATTTATATAAACAATTCTATTACCATTATCATCAAAGTCAAGTAATTTATTTTTAGAATTTTCTTTTAAATCTTTTTGCTCCATAGTAATCATAAGTGTATTTTTACTTGGATTATATAATACGTTTGGTTTATTACCAAAATTGAGGAGAGAAGTAAATTTATTATAATTAATATTTGTATTAGGAGGAGCAGAATCTACATATACCCAAAACGAAATTCCATATTGATAATCAAAATTATCACTTCCATTTAAATCTATATAATTTCCTAAATTATATTGTGTATCTGTATAAACAGGTTTATTTACCAATTGATTTCCACCTTGAGTATTAATTTTATTAAACAGAGATGGTGTTTTAAAATAAGCAACAATAAGAAGAATAGCTATGATTAACATAATAAATGATCCAGCTTCTGTAGAATTATACTGTCCAACTAAAATTTTACCAATAGAATCAAATAAATTACTTGCTAAGCATGGAATATATAATAAAATATTAAATAGCAAAGCAAAGAAAGCATTTTTCTTATTATTATTTGAAGGAAGTCTTACATTTATTGTTTTATAAATTAATCCAAGAAATACAACAACAAGTAATAAATTTAATATAAAACTAAGTGTATTTGAATTACTTGATAATTGTTCAACGTTATAAGTAATCCAATAAATAAATAGACCAGAAATAATTAATCCAAATAATATTAACAAACTATTATTAAAAATTTTCATATTTGTGCCTAAAGTTATTGTATCGAATATATTTGCACTTAATAAAATTACCCATGTAATGCAGATAATAAGTAATAAAATCATAACGGAAGCAGTTTTTTCTTTATTAGCAAAAAAATTTGCTTTATCGCTTGAAATAATAATTGTAGTAATAATTAAAAATAATATAAATGAAATTGTTCCATAAACTCCAAATGAAGAAAAATTACTTAATAAATTACTTTCTTTTCTACCTTGTTCACCAGGTAACGTTAGAAGAATAATAATATATAAAAATGCAAAAACTGATATTATAATAGTTAATAAAAGTGAATATCCAAAATATTTATCTGCGATACCACCGGGATTAATGTTATAAAATGTTATAGTTAGTGTAATAAGACAGAAAAATAAAATTAACATCTTGATTCTTTCATAATTTAAATTAAAATTTTCAACATAATTTTCTTTGACACTTTTATAAAAAGAAAAAATGCCTAAGATTAACATAATAGGATTAATAATAAAAGAATAATTTTTTAAAATATCACTCGAAATTAAAGTATAGAATAAAATAGCAAAAATTGTATATAATATTACATATGTGACATTACTTATTTGGCCAAATAATTGTTTGAATTCTTTTAAATTTGGCAGAAATAATACACATAATCCAAAAACTAATAGAGAAAAAAATAATATTATAAATATGTCAGCTATAAGTTGTTGTTGTGATTTTGAAGGAGATGATGTTGGTAGATTTATTTTTACATCAAATAATATTAAAAACATCATAATTATAAAAAAAATTATAATTGCCATTATACCATAAAATATTCCTGGTGTCTTAAATTTTGGTAATAAATTTTCTTTATTAATATTTTGATTAGTATTATCCATATATATAATATTATAATACAATAATATTAGTTTTTAACAATATATGATTGTAATGTATATTGTCAAACTACTTAAAGTTCTTTAAATTCTAAAATTATATTATTAATATTATTTATATGTGGGAAAAAATTATTATTTTAATATTTTTTACATCAATAATTACTTCATTGTTTTTAATGATACAAAATAAATCTAATTTTCCAAAGAAAATTATTATTCCTATTTTAGTTGCTTTAATTACAAAATATTCATTAGGTGATTTAGATAAAGGTTATCAATATTCTATGAGTGATATATTTTATTGGTTTTTAATCTTATTTATTCCATACGTAATTGTTATTTATTTTGAGTAAATAAAAATACATAAATATTACATATTTTCACTTGCTGTTTTTTTTCCATGACAATTTCTACATAAAGCTATTAAATTATTTACATCATTCCCCCCTCCATATTCTAATCGTATTTTGTGATCTATTTCAAATGTATGATCTAATTGTTGTTGACAATGACCACATTTCCAATCTTGATTTGCTGCAACATATTTTTTCTTTGTTTCACTAACTGAACGTTTTGTTCCATTTTTACCTGAGCTTAATATTCTTCTCTCAGCACAAAATCCTGATGTTTGTGGTTCAATATTATTGAACGATTCCATAAAGCTTTTTTCGCTTGAACCTGTAAAATCAATTATTGGACTTAACATATCTATTGAATTTCTATCTATAGGTAAATATTTCACGACGTTATTAGCATAAAATAACATATCTTTACCTCTATCTGGATTTCTTTTCAACATATAATAAATTCCTATTCCAAGTATAGCATAAAATATCATTTTATAATATTTTTTAAACGACATAAACATTTTTGTATATTTTCCATCTGTATAAGCATTATATACAAAGAATGCCGTTAGTCCTAATATAAATATTTCTAATCTCATTATTATATTAATTACTTATAATAAAATAATGCTATAAATATTTTACTTATTTCTTCTTATTGGTCATTGCTTCTTGTCCATAAGCTCCTTGTAATTGAACAGTACGCATCATTTGTCTTTGTTCATGAGTTATATGATAAATACCAAACATTGCTAAAAGTATAATAATATAGGGTAATAAGACTAAGAACCATGATATAGAAGTATATCCTTTATCACATAACCATCCAAGAATAAATGTCCATATAAATGCAAAAACTAATTTCCAAAATGCCATCATAATTGAAGCACCGCTTACTAGTGCTATAACTGTAGCAATTACAGCAATAGCAAAATAAATTTTAGCTGGAGTACAGAGTTTACTAAAATCCTTCATTTATAATATTATATTAGATAATTATTTATACGTTAAAAAAATAGGATTTTGAAATCTTTTAATTAAAGGTTTTCTTTTAAATAATGATGATTTTGATAATTTTGATGATTTTGATGATTTACGTTTTTTTTGTGTTTTAATACCTCTTGCTACTTCAGCTTCTGCTACTGTACTTGTTTTATTTTTACCATGAATAATTGTATAAATTAAATTACCTAGTTTTTTAAAGTCACTAAACAACTGATCCATATTATAAGGTTCGTGCCTTGGAGAATACAAATATTTTTTATAAATTGAACATAACTGATTAAATAACTTTAATTTATCTTTATTTAGAGAGAAATAATTATTTGATAATAATTCAAGTAATGGATAGTAAACATTTATAAAACCATATACATCTACTATTTTTGTAAAAACATCATTTAAATATTCTCTCAAATTTAAGTCTCCATTTGATTTAAACTTAGTATAATGAACCAAAACATCTGTTATGTAATCTACAATTAATGGCATTGTCATTTGAGTTTCAATATATATGGGTCTACTTTTCTCTGATACACTTGTAAAATCTTGATTATAAATTTTATAAATTATTTCATTTACAAATTTATAATGACCTGCTCCTCTTTCTTTCATCCAATAATTTAAATAATCAATTACAAAAGGTTTTAAAGATACTTTATCAATAGCACCTCCATCTTTTAAATATTTTGTATATTTTTCATAAAATGAATCAGTAAAAATAACAACTGAAAATGGAACATTAAATTGTATAGGTCTATTTCTCCAATTTTTTGGAAATGTTTCATTTTCATTTGGCTCATATTCTACTGATAGTCCCCAATCAATTAAACGTGTTTTTAATTCACTGCTATTATCATCTACCAAAACATTTGAATCCTTAATATCACAATGATAAATATTATGTTTATTCATAGGAATTATACCATTTTTTAATAATTTTACTAATTTTATGTGAACATCATAAATTTTTTCAAATGAACCATTTGAATAAATATAATCATCAATAGGAAATCCACCATTTGGCATATTTAAAGACATCACTTGATCAAGTTTTGTATTAATATTTGATTTATTTATATCATCTTTAGGTAAAGCAGTGCATTTATCATTAAATTCAGCTAAATCACTTGCTGTTAACTTTGTTGGTCTACATAATGTTGTATCATAAAGCAAAAAATAATCTTCATAATTTGGAATTGAATCTAATTTTTGTTTTATTTTATTTATTTCTTCATATTCTTGTGTAGCATGTCTATCTGTCATTAATTTCGATATTTTATCTTTTTCTCTCTTTGATGCCCCCTCACATTTTAACGCAGGTTCAAAAACACATCCATAACCACCAGATGCTATAACTTTTCCTCCTATATTATTTTTATAATTTTTTCTTGTTTTTGCCATTATATATAATGAGAACATAATTATTTATCATATAAATAATAAATACCACCTAAAATTGAAATTACAATACCACCATAAATTAACTTTTCTCTTAATTTATAAAACTCAGCTAGTTTTTCATTTTGTGATTTATATTCATTATAATATTTTACGAAGAAATCATTTAATGTTATTGGAGGTTTTTCTAATTTTTCATTTATTTTATTATGAATAAAATGCATCCATCTTACAAATGAATCTCTATTATCTAAATATGGTGTTATAGGATATTTGTCTATTAAACGTTCAAATTCTTTTGAAATTTGTTCTACAGGAATAAATAGTGGTAAATTTTGAACAAATTCATAATATTTTTTTTTTGTTACTGCATTTGGATGATGAGGATAAGTCATTGCTAGAGTATGTAAAAAAAACCAATAATGTGGTCCCCATATTTTTGGGTCTAGATAAACTGTTGCTGACATTAATTAATATTTTGATGTAAAAAAATATTAATAATTAAACTTTATTTTTAGTTATATATTCATTAATACATAATGATGTGTTTTGTGAATATTGTGTGCAATAATTAAACATTCTTGTTGTTGAACCTCTTCCACGCGTACAACCCATATTAATAGCTCCTCCAGAAACTCTTGATGTTGACAAAAAATTTTTTTGAAATAAACCTAAATTAAATAAATGTGATCCAGGCATTTATATAATTAGTTAATAAATTAAACAGAATAATATGGATGACTTGGTGGTAGACTGCTTGTTAAACCCCATTTATTTGCTAAATAACCTTCAACAACTTCAATTTGTTGCGATGTTAAAAATGAAGTATATGCTAGTAATGACAATTATTTCTTTTAAAGTACCAACTATTGGATCAGTAAAATAACTTGATCTCCATTGATCACCAGGATGAATAGTAATAATTCCATTATCTAAAAGTTTTGCTATACATATATTAGTAATATCAATATTTGAATTTAAAAGTCCATACCTGATAGATATATCCATAATATATGAAACTCCTTTTTTTTAAATAATAATAATAATAATAATATAAAAATTAACATGTATAATACAATAGTATTAAATGAATAAAAATACAAATATATGTAATAACTGTGGAAAACAAGGTCATATGTTTCATCAATGTAAATTACCAATAACAAGTTATGGAATTATAGCATTTAAATGTGGTACAGAAGGAATAGAATATTTAATGATAAGACGTAAAGATAGTTTCGGCTATATTGACTTTATAAGAGGCAAGTACTCAACAAATAATTTAACTCATTTAATAACTATGGTTAATGAAATGTCTTTAGACGAAAAATCACGTATATTAAATATGCCATTTGATAAATTATGGAGTAATATGTGGGGAGAAGTAAATACTGGAAATATACAATATAAAAATGAAGAAATAGCTTCTAAAAAAAAATTTGAATCGTTAAGAGAAGGTGTTTTAATAAATGATAAAATAATAAACCTAAAAGAAATAGTTGAAATGAGTAATACAACATGGAAAGAAACTGAATGGGAATTTCCAAAAGGTAGACGAAATCAAAAAGAAAAAGATTTAGAGTGCGCACTACGAGAATTTGAGGAAGAAACAGGAATAAAGGCAAATGAAATAACGATTGTGGAAAATATCTTACCTTTTGAAGAAATATTTATTGGTTCAAACCATAAATCATACAAACACAAATATTTTTTGGCGTATATGAATACTTTTGTCGAAAATAGTAAATTAAATAATTTCCAAATAACTGAGGTAAGTAAATTGGAATGGAAGACTCTTGAAAATTGTTTAGAATCAATTAGACCATATAATTTAGAAAAAAAAGAATTAATTATTAATATTAATAAAGTATTACAAGAATATAGATTATATTCATAATATATAATATTATGACAGAAAATCCGAAAAAGAAATTATTAATTATTGAAAATTCAGATGAAGAATCTAGTGTACCAACTGATATTTCCCCCAATGTAGTAAAACAAGAAGAACAAATATCATCACCAACAAAAAATAAATCATTATCTTTATCAATTCCCAAAAAATCTATTTCATTATCAAATGATAGTTTATCATCTTTACCTTTATCAGATAAATCAATTGAATTAACAAGTTCTACAACAAGTTCTACAACAAATGATATAAATTTAGAAGAAGAATTTGATAAATTGAATTGTAATAAAGATAATTTTTATACTAATGAATGTAATAAATTTATTCTTAGAAAAGAATTATTAGAGAGAAATAAATTAGCAGAAAATGAAAACGAAGATCAATTTTTATATCCAAATATGAATGATAAAAATTTTAATATTAAAATTGCTTCAAAACAGGAATTCAATGATACAAAATATGATGGGACTCTTTATGAAAATATAAAAGAGCAAGCTGATATTTTAGCCAATGCTGAATTTGAACTATCACCACATCAAGCATTTGTTAAAAACTATTTATCATTTCAAACTCCTTATAGTAGTTTGCTTTTATATCACGGTTTAGGTTCAGGTAAAACATGTAGTGCTATTGGTGTTTGTGAAGAGATGAGAGATTATATGAAGCAAATGGGAATCACAAAAAGAATAATTATTGTTGCGTCTGAGAATGTCCAAGATAATTTTAAACTACAATTATTTGATGAGAGAAAATTAAAACAAGTTAATGGAGTATGGAGTATGAGAGGATGTATAGGCAATAAATTATTAAAAGAAATAAATCCAATGAATATGCCTATGCCAAAAGAAAAAGTTGTTAGTCAAATTAAAACCTTGATAAATACTTATTATATATTCTTAGGTTATGTTCAGTTTGCAAATTACATAATAAAAACAATGAATTATGAAGAAGAAATCAAAAAAAAACGTGAGAAAAAAACTATTGTTCCAGGACAAAAAAGAGAGAAAACAAAAATAGAAATGTTAAAAGATATTAAAATAGATTTGAATAGTAGAGTTATTCGAAGACTTCGTAATGAATTTGATAATAGATTAATTGTAATTGATGAAGTCCATAATATTCGTAAAACAGATGACAATGAAAATAAAAAAGTTGCTATAAATCTTGAATATCTAGTAAAAGCTGCCGAAAATATGAGATTTTTGCTTCTATCCGCTACACCAATGTATAATAATTATAAAGAAATAGTTTGGTTATTAAATCTTATGAATACAAATGATAGAAGAGCAAGAGTTGAAGTAAGAGATATTTTTGATAAAAATGGCAATTTCAAAAAAAATGGTGAAGAATTGTTAATTCGTAAAGCAACTGGTTATGTTTCATTTGTAAGAGGAGAAAATCCATATACATTTCCTTATAGAGTTTATCCTAATGAATTTGCTCCTAACGACACCTTTCCAGCGATTAAATATCCTGAATATCAAATGAATTTAAAAAAAATTAAACATGATGATAAAAAAAGAATTTTAAGTTTATATTTAACAAAAATTGGAGAATGTGATAACTGTGGTAAATGTCAATATTGTTGCTATAAATATATAATTTATAGTTTAAGAAACAAACGCTTTACAATTACAACAAAATATGGTGTGACAAGAGAAATGCCAAGTTTTGAAAATATGGAATCATTTGGTTATACATTACTGCAGACGCCTTTAGAATCGCTAATTATTTCATATCCTGTTCCAGGTTTAAAAAATGTTTTAGATGAAATTCCAAAAGATAAATTAACAAATGATTTCTCTCCAAGTTTTGATGAAATGACTCCTAAAGAAGAAGTTGAAGTAGAAATTCAAGAATCTCCTGAACCAATAAAACCTAAAAGTAAACCTTTACTAATTGTTGAAAGTAGTTCAAGTGAAAGAAAAAGTGCTGGAGAAGAGGAACCAGAAGTAATAAATACTCAAGAGATAGAAGAAGTTGAAAAAATTGAAACAGGTGGTAAAATATCTTCGTCATCTTCTGTTAATATTGGGATTGATCCACATCAATTGACTGGAAAAATTGGGTTAGAGAGAATGATGACATTTTTAGATAGTAAATCGCCACCAATTAAAGGTGATTTTGAATATAAAAGCACTACATTAAAAAATTATGGTAAAATATTTGCTTATGATGAAATTGGTAATTATAGTGCAAAAATTAAATCTGTTCTACAAAATATATATAATCGTGAAAATAATAGAATATCTGATGGTGTTATATTAATTTATTCTCAATATATTGATAGTGGTTTAATACCTATGGCATTAGCATTAGAAGAAATGGGTTTTACAAGATATGGACAAACCGGAATAAAACCATTATTCAAAAATAGACCAACAGAAGTTGTTGATGTTAGGACTATGAAATCTCCTGAAGATAAAAAAAATTTTATGCCTGCTAGATATTCTATGATTACTGGTGATCCAAGATTATCACCAAATAATGATTTTGAAGTTAAGGGATTGACTGGAGAAGATAATAAAGATGGTAATAAGATAAAAGTTGTTTTAATTTCTAAAGCTGGTTCAGAAGGTATAGATCTTAAATTTATAAGGCAAGTACATATTTTAGAACCATGGTATAATATGAATCGTATTGAACAAATTATTGGTCGTGCCGTACGTAATTTTTCTCATAAAGATTTGGCTTTCGAAAAAAGAAATGTTGAAATTTTTATGTATGGGACAATATTAGATAAAAATATAGAAGAAGCAGCTGATTTATATGTGTATCGTGTTGCTGAATATAAAGCAGTTCAAATTGGAAAAGTAACAAGAGTTTTAAAAGAAACTTCAGTTGATTGTATTATTAATCATGACCAATCAAATTTTACACAAGAAATAATGTCAGCCAGTTTAAAAATTCCAATTACACAAGAATTATCTACAGGATTGATATTGAAAAATTTTAAAGTTGGTGATGCTCCATTTTCTCCTTCATGTGATTATATGGAATCTTGTAAATATAATTGCAGACCAGACGCAGATATTGATGAAAATAATTTAAATAAAGATACTTATGATGAAAGTTTTATTGTTATGAATTCAGAAAAAATATTACAAAAAATAAGAATGTTATTCAAAGAAGCTTTCTTTTATAAAAAAGAAAATCTTTTACAATTAATTAGAACACCTAAAGAATATCCTTATGTTCAGATATATTCAGCATTAACTCAATTAATAGAAGATGAAAATGAATTTATTGTAGATAAGTACGGTAGAAATGGTAGATTAATAAATATTGGTGAATATTATTTATTTCAACCTATTGAATTGCGTAATAAAAATATTTCCATTTTTGACAGATCAGTTCCAATTGATTATAAACATGATATGATTAATTTTGAATTAAAACAAAATATTACAAAACCTGTTATGGATAAGAGAAATCTAAATAAAATACCAATCGAGATTGAAGAAGATGAATTACAATTTCCAGAAGGTAAACGTATTATTGATGAAATGAAAGTAAATTTAAATATAAGTAAGGAATTTTCAAAACAAACAAAAGTTCCAAGAGGAGATGATAATTGGTTTAAACATTATGGAATTGTTATGAGAAAAATGTCAAAAGAATATCCAGATTCAAAAATATATTTTATTCCATTTTTAATTGCTCATATGATAGAATTACTTTTATTTGATGAAAAAATAAATGTTATGAATTATATTTATTCACTTGAAAGTATTAAAAAAGATTCATTTGAATGGTTTGCTAAAGAATACTTTGAGAAAAATACAATAACAACAAAAAATTTTACAGCATTTATTACATATAAATTGAATAAAAGAATTATTATGATTTTAAATGAAAAAAATAAATGGATTGAGTCAACACCTGAAGATCAACGTGAAATTGCAGCTTCAAAAGATACAAAAGAATTTTTAGCTTTTAATCCTGATAATTACAATAAAATAGTTGGATTTATGGGTTATGAAAAAGGTAATGCTAATTTAGCTTTTAAAACAAAAAATATGAATTCTAAACGTGATACAGGAGCTAGATGTGATGAAGCAGGAAAGGCAAATAATATGTCTAAACTAAATGAAATTATTGGTGAAGAAAAATATACAAATGCATCCACAAAAGCTATAAAAGATGATGATGGTAATGTTATTATGGAATCTGTTGGAAATGTTGAATTATGTGTTATTGAAGAATTTATCTTGAGATATTTTAATGAAATAAATAAAAATAATCTTAAATGGTTTTTTACACCAGAAATGGCAATTTATCATAAACTCTATACGATATTTGCTTAAATAAAAATATTCTTTTATTAGATTTTAATTTTATAAATTTTGAGTTCTATAAAATTTTTATTAATTATTTAATTATATTAAATAAAATTGAAATAAAATATAATTAAAAGATTATATGTATATAGAATATAATGGAAGCCGTTGCAAAACCAAAATCTATGATAAAAAAGCGAAAAGATGGAAAAGATTGGTCTGTATATTCAAGATGTCTTTTAACGCGAAAAATAGTATTACCAATTAATGTTATTGGTAAAAACTTAGATGAAGTAATAGAAGATTATATTCATAATAATTTTGAAGGTAAATGTCTTGTAGAAGGTTATGTAAAACAAAATTCTTCAAAAATTATTCGATATTCATGTGGAACAATCGAACGCGGAAATACTATTATTTTTGAAATAGTTTTTGAATGCGATGTTTGCTTTCCTGTTGAGGGTATGTTGATTTCGTGTGTTGTTAAAAATATTGTAAAAGCAGGTATTAGAGCAGAAAGTGCAACTGATGTTCCATCACCAGTTGTTGTCTTTGTTGCTAGAGATCATCATTATTCGTCACAATATTTTGCTGATGTAAAAGAAGGTGATAAAATTAATGTGAGAGTTATTGGTCAGCGTTTTGAATTAAATGATAAATATGTTTCAATAATTGGAGAATTAGTAAAAGAAAAAGAATATGTACCAAAAGCAAAACAGCCTTCAAAACCAAAACTTGTTATTGAAGAAGAATAAATTATAAGTCAGCTGTAATCATACCTACAGCAATACACCATATAAAAGCTGGTATATCATATAAATAATAACAAAATTTTTTATCTTTTTCCATAATTTTCATTTTAGAGCTATTTTTTGATAAACTTTTATGAATTTTATCTGCATATTTTTTTAATGAATCTATAAATAATTCATTTATTGATTTTGACATATCTATTAAAGAAGCAGGTAATAATGTTACTTGAATACAGTAATATTTATCATCATTATCTTTTATGTAAATACATGCTTCATTTTGTAAAAAATTTTTCTTTTTTATATCTTTAGTTATATAACATAAAAAAAACATATCATCATTTTTTCCAAATATAACAATATCATTAAAAAGATTAAAATGACGGATGATATTAATTTTCATCTTTGATTAAAAATAGTATTATTTTGTTTTTATATTGATATAAAAACAACTCATATAATATATTAATAATGGAAGCCATTGTTTCTACAAATGAGGTCAATAATTACTCTGTAAGTGAATTAAATTATTTGAGAGATTCTATAGAAAATATGAATAAATTTAATCAAGTTGAAGTACTTAGATTACTTCACAAACATAAAGAAATTATTTTAAATGAAAATAAATATGGTATTCATATAAATTTATCTGAGCTTAAGAAAGAAGTTTTAGATGAATTATCTGTATATATAAAATATGTAAATAATCAAGAAAGTACACTTAATGAAATAGAAAAACAGAAGGAAGACTATAGAAATACATATTTTTCAAAAGATATTAAAGATAATATTGAAAAATAATATAGCTTTATGACAGATTATATATCTAATTTTGAACCTTATATTTTAAATACAAATAATATACAAAATTATTTAAAATATAAATTAAAATCTTTTCAAAATGATAATAAAAAAAATGATATTAAAAATATACCAGAACAACTACCTAAATCAAATATAAAACCATCTTTTTTTATACCTAAAGAACAAGATTCACTTTTTTGGTGTTATTATATAATTAAAAATGGTGATATAAAATATGAAACTCTTAATAACAGAAATTTATTGATTACTAAACAACTGAAAATAGAAGAGGTTTCTAAAATTAGAGAGAATAAACAAATTATTAAAACCTATAAATTTGACACGATAACAAATCTAGAAAATAATTTAGTAAATGATAATAATATAAATATTAAAACAATATTTTCATTATGTGCAATTTATAATATAAATTTATTTTTTATTACAAACAAAACCTATTATGAATTTTTAATGAATGATTTAACTGATATATATATTATTCGTGAGATAGATTTTCAATCAAAATATGTTAAAAAATATGGTTTTGAAATAGCAACAAACCAAATATTAGATAATATTCGAAACACTTTATATAGAATAGATACTATTGATAAACCGATTAAAGCTTTATCATCATATAAAGTTCAAGATTTAATTGATATTGCCAACAAATTAGCAATTGAAACTAAAAATAAAGAGACAGGTAAAAATAAGACAAAAAATGAACTTTATGAATCACTATTACAGTATTTTTAAATTATTAAAAAAATTGAACAATAATTTAAAAATATGTCTAAGTATATATATAACAATGAGTTCTATTATTCGAAATAATCCTAATTTAGAGGGCAAAGCCATTATTCATGATTTTGGTGACCCTCATTTAAATGAAGTATTTAAAGGTCTAGATGAAAAAACTCAAGAAGAAATATTAAATATTAATGACAAAAAAAAACAAATTGAGTTAATTCAAAGAGAAGATTATTATAATTATGATGAAAATTTGGATGATTTTCGAACTATTCTAAAGTTGAAGAAAGATCCATTAATCAATAAAATGTATGATGTTCTTGCTCCTGAAGAGAAAGTTCGTATTGATAAATTAAGTCCAAAAGAAAAATATATGCTTTTGCGTAAGCTAGCAAGAGTTGCTAAAACAAGACCAGGACAAACATTATCTCCAGAAGACATGCCACCGAATTTTGCTTTTATACCAAAAACCCCAGAAGATAGTCCACCTCGTTATATGCCTAAAACTCCTGAAGATACTCCTCCTAATTTAAAAAGTAGCCGCCATAAAACAGCAATAATTGTTCCGTTTCGTGATTTAGATCAAAATAAGGCTCGAACTGAACAATTAAAAAAATTAGTTGAATACTTTTCGAGTTATTTAAAGGATTATAACTATGAAATATATGTTATAGAACAAAGTAAAGATGGTTTGAAATTTAATAGAGGTGCTCTATTAAATATTGGATTTATATATGCAAATATGGATGGTTGTGATAATTATATATTTCATGATGTAGATTTACTTCCATCAATTGAATTAAAAGAATATTATATTAATCCACCTAAAGATAAACCAGTACATATAGCGGCAGTTTGGGATAGATATGGAAAAAATCCTGATTATTTTGGAGGAATTGTTGCATTCAATAAAGATATGTTTCGTAAAATAAATGGTTATCCAAATGATTTTTGGGGATGGGGTGGAGAGGATGATGCCATTTATAAACGCGTAAAGCAAAACTTTTCAGTATTAAAAGTTAAAAAAGGAACAGTTACGGATTTAGAAAATATGGGACTCAAAGAAAAACTAGAATTTTTAAGAGAAAATGATTTAAAATTTATGAAGAAAAAAGAGGCAATTGCTCGTGATGAAGTAAATTGGGAAGATAATGGTGTTGATGATGTTAGATATAAAGAAATTAGTTCACAATCATGTGGAACTAATTGTAAAAGGATTTTAATTGAATTACTTGATACAAGCGATGCTGAAATGATCAAAGATGAAGGAGTAGCGCTTAAACAAGCACCCGCAGAAATTTTTAGGGAAGAAATACAGGAAATTGAAAAAGATAAAAAAATTAAACCTCCACAGGCATTTGATAATCTTGTGAAATTATTTTATGGTTTAAATCCTTATGTAAAAAATATTGAAAAACAATATGAATTAGAGGTAAGATTTGGAACAAAAGGAATTAAAATGTTAACTAAAAATGATTATGATAATGTTATAAAAGTTTTAAAATCTTTAGGTTTCAATACTACAGATCCATCAGGTTTATCATCTTTGCGTATAAAATGTGAATTTTTAGATAGTTCAACTGGTCGTTTTAAAATGTCTGACATTAGAACTGAAATAAATGGATTAAGTGCTATAGAAAAATATTGTAAAAGCAATGACATAAAAACTATTTATAAAGAAATGCCTTATGGTATAAATTTTGTAAATAAAAAACCATATATTAATCAAGATAAAAATAGAATTCCTCCTGTTGATTTTGACGATTTTAATTTTAGAGTTTCTCTTCAGGTTGAAGAAAAAGTTAAAAAGGGACTTGAAAATTATGTGATAGAAAATTGGCGTAAATCAAAAAAAGAGTTTCGTTATATAAATCGTGTAACTTTTACACATCCCGATTATCCTGTCTTAATCGATATAAGTATAGAAAAAACTGGCAGTAAAGGAAAAGATAGACGTGGATATTCAAATATTATACCTGTTTATAATATTGATGAATCAGGCGTTTTAACGAATCAAGAATCATATCAAATTGAAATTGAGATTGATACAAAAAAAATTGGTCCTGGTACTAGTTTTCAAACTCCAGATTTAATTCTTGCTTCACTTAGAAAAGTTATAAAATTTATTTTAAGTGGTCTACAGGGAACAATGTATCCAATTTCTTATCCAGAACAAGAAGAAATTATGAGAGAATATATGAAAATGATATGGGGAGATGAATATGAACCTTCAAGAAGAATTACTACAGCAAATTTTATTGGTCCAAACTCAATAACTCTTCAACTTACAAATATAGCCCCAATAACAGAAAATACAAATGTACCGAACATAAGAAAAGATTTTGTTGTAACTGATAAGGCTGATGGCGAAAGACATTTAATGTATATTTCAAACTCTGGAAAAATATATTTAATAAGCACTAATATGGATGTTAAATTTACAGGAGCAAAAACAACTAATCAAGACTGTTTTAATAGTTTACTTGATGGAGAATTAATTGCTCATGATAAAAAAGGTGAATTTATTAACTTATATGCTGCTTTCGATATTTATTTTCATAAAAATAAAGATATTAGGATGTATACCTTTATGCTTAAAGCTGATGAGGAAGATATGTATAAATCTAGATTCTATCTTTTACAAAAAATATCAAATATTATTAATCCAATTTCTATAATGGATACTACACAAACATCTAAGACAGAACAGACTGATATGAAAACGATACTTTCAAAGTATGCTCAATTACAAAATGTTCCTAAGTCTCCAATTGTATTTCAAATGAAAAAATTTTATCCTATGTCAACAAATGAAACAATATTTGAAGGTTGTAAAAAAATTATTAAAAAGGAAAAGGAAGGATTGTTTGAATATGAAACGGATGGATTAATCTTTACTCATGCATTTTATGGAGTTGGTTCTAATGTAGTTGGAAAATCTGGCCCCAGAACAAAAGTAACATGGGAATATTCATTCAAATGGAAGCCTCCTCAATATAATACAATTGATTTCTTAGTAACAACAACAAAAAATCCAAATGGTGATGATGTCGTAAAATCATTATTTGAAGATGGAATAAGCGCATCAAGTAATATTCAATATAATGAATACAAAGTTATTGAACTTAGATGTGGATTTAGTGAAAAAAATGATGGTTTTATTAATCCATGTCAAGATATAATGGATGATAATTTACCAGAATATAAACCTAGATTTGAAGAAGCTGTTGGAAAGGCAAATGATTATATTCCAAGAAGATTTTATCCTACAGAACCATATAATCCCAATGCTGGTATTTGTAATATAATGTTAAAAACAGATGATTCAGGTTCAAAACATATGTTTACCAAAAATAATGAAGCATTTGGTGATAATACAATAGTTGAATTTTCATATAATTTAGATGCCGAAGAAGGTTGGAGATGGGTTCCTTTAAGAGTTAGATATGATAAAACTTCAAAATTACTAAGAGGAGAAAGAGAATATGGTAATTCATATAAAACATGTAATGAAAATTGGAAATCTATTCATCCATCTGGACGTATAACAGAAGATATGTTAATGACAGGATTAGGAATACCAGAAATAAGTGTCACAGAAGATATTTATTACAATACTCCTGCTGGTAAAATGAAAACAGAGGCATTAAAAAATTTCCATAATCTTTACGTTAAAAAAATGTTAATAGGAGGAGTATCAAAACAAGGTGATACACTTATTGATTTTGCTTGTGGCAAAGCTGGAGATTTATCAAAATGGATAGCTTCTAGATTATCTTTTGTGTTTGGTATTGATTATTCCTCTGATAATTTAGAAAATCGTCTTGATGGAGCTTGTGCTAGATATTTAAATTCAAGGAAAATTAATAAAACAGTTCCTTATGCTTTATTTGTAAATGGTAATAGTTCATTAAATATAAAAGACGGAACTGCTATGCGTAATGATAAAGCAAAACAAGTTACATCTGCTGTATTTGGTAATGGACCTAAAGATGTAGAAAAAATTGGAAAGGGTGTAGCAAGACAATATGGAAAAGGAGAAGGTGGATTTAATGTATCGTCTTGTCAATTTGCTATTCATTACTTCTTTGAAAGCCCTGATACATTAAAGGGTTTTCTTAAAAATGTAGCTCAATGTACAAAATTAAACGGATATTTTATTGGGACATCTTATGATGGTAAATTAATATTCAATGAACTTAAAAAATTAAAGAAGGGAGAAAGTGTTCAAATAAATGAAGAAGGTAAAAAAATTTGGGAAATTGTAAAAGATTATGGATCTGATAATTTTGATGATGATTCAAGCTGTATTGGTTACAAAATTAAAGTTTATCAAGAATCGATCAATAATCATATATATGAATATCTTGTAAATTTTGATTATTTAGACAGACTTATGGATGCGTTTGGATTTAAAATAATAAGCAGAGATGAAGCTAGAGAAATGGGATTACCTGATGGTACAGGATTATTTAGTGAATTATTTATTGATATGTTAGATGAAATTAAAAAAAATAAATTTAAGCAATCAATGTTTGGTGAAGCACCCAATATGACTTCTATTGAAAAGAAAATTTCATTCTTTAATAGATATTTTGTCTATAAAAAAATAAGAGAAGTTAATATTGATAAGCTACAATTAGAATTAGGAGAATATGAAGAAGCTATAATTGAAAGAGAAAAAGAAGAAACTAAAAAAGCAGTTGTTATAGCTAAAGAGGAAGATAAAAAAATTAAACCAAAAATTAGAAAATTATCTAAAAAAATAGCACTTATTCCTGCAACAGAAGCAATTGATGAAGAGCCATTAAAAGAAGAATTAAAAATAAAAACTAAAAAAACAAAAGTAGTTCCAACTGAAAAACCCCAAAAAGCTAAAAAATTATTAATTGTTGAAAGTGATAGTGAAGACGAAAAACTATAAAATATATAACATACTTAAATAAAAAATTATATATATAATAAGACCTATGAGTTATTATATATTACCTAAAATTATCAATAATATTAATGTTAATCCTGAAGCATCTAATGAAAAAGAATTCCCATATATATCTTTTTCTTTGTTAAATTATTATAATATTGTTCAAAATCAACTTATTGAAATGTTTTATAATTCTAATGAATTAAATAATACATATGATGAATCAATAAGAATAATAAATCCATATGAATATATTTATACTAAAGTGCCTGGTTCTAAATTTTCAGTAAGTAAATTAAAACCAAATTCTAATTTATTTTATGATCTAATAGAAATTTTTAATAATTTAAATATATTTGAACAATTTAAATTTAAAAATATATCTTCTCTTATTGTTTCAAAAAATTGTAATGATATAAATGATTGTCAAGATATATTTCGTGAGGAATTTAATGATAATAAAATTTGTTTAACTTCATATAATATTGATGATCAAATCATTAATTATGAAGTAAAGTTTGATTTTATATTTTTTGAAACTGATGATAATTATTTTATTTCAATAATTAAATTTTTAATTTTAATATTTAAAAATCAATCCATTGGAGGTACATCAATAATTAAACTTAATAATTTGTTTTATAAGCCTACTATAGATATGTTATATCTATTATCATCATTATTTGATAAAGTTTATATCTCTAAACCAAATACCAATAATATAACAACATTTGATAAATACATTGTTTGTAAAAATTTTGTTATTAATGAACAATCAGCCGACTATTTAAATTTGAATTATTATAGGCTTCTAATTTTTATGAAAAAATTAGAAAATAGAAATATAAAACAAATTTTAAATATTGAAATTCCATATTATTTTAAAATGAAAATAAATGATTTAAATATCGTAATGGGACAACAACAGATTGAATCATTAGATCAAATAATAACAATTTTTAAAAATAAAAATAAGGATGAAAAAATTGAAAATATAAAAAAAACAAATATACAGAAATCAGTTACTTGGTGTGAAAAATATAAAATTCCTTGTAATAAATTTACAGAAAAAACAAATATATTTTTACCAATTATAAATGAAACTATTTAAATATATTTAATTATCTATTTTAATGGATGAATCAAATATATTTTTAAGAATTGAAAAAGAAGATTTTGAGTTTAATATTACTGATATTAATAAAATAGAGATTTTCAATATAATAACTATTGGTAATCCGGGTTGTTTGCAAGTAATGTTTGAAATTTATAAAACTAATGATCAAAATAAAATATTAATTTTTTTAAATAAAATTTGGAAACAAAAAATACTTGGTTCTAGATTATGGTTTATTTATAAAAATGAATGTAATAAAAATGTTGATGAACTTTTATCTAAAGATTTAACTCCATTTACAAATGATTATTTTTACCATAAATTTGAAAAATATATTTAGGCGTAAGCAGCTGAACCGGTTGTTGTATTATATGTATTAGGAGACTGTGAATAATGATTAGTATTAAATACTGTTCCAGGATATAAACGAGGTTTAACGCCAGATGGTTGTGAAATTGGAACATTATATATCGGTAATTGATTTTGAAAATAGCAATATTTTTTATTTTGAAATTTACCCGATTGGCTCATATTTAGTGGCCAAGGTGTATTACATGTAGGTGCCTTATTTTTCAATAAATTACTATAATTATTAGCATTACCAGCATATAATTCATTTGCTGTTACAAGATTTGGACCAGTATTATTATAATTTTGAATTGATGCAGCATTAGTAGAAATTGTATCGACATTAAGTTTCAAAATTCTAGTGGAACTTGAGACAGCACCTTGTTTAGCATATTGATAATTATTAGGTTTATAAACAGTCAATTCGCAACCTGTTGGGTTTGAAGGACCAGAAGCAGGCAATCCCCAATATGGATTATTAATAAAAGCCTTAAAAATAATATTTGCTGAATCCTTTTGTCCTGATGGTAATCCTTGAATCCAATTAAAAAGACCTTGAATTGAGTTTATTCCTGTTTCTTGAAATGATGTGAATTCACTTTGAGTTATAATATTTTGATTTAATAATGCTGTTAATACTTGATTTATAAAAGCATTTTCACTGCCTTCATATAATTGTGCGTTTAATTGACAATTTGCCAAATAAACATTTGATGATTCAAGAGCTAATGGACTTCCGGGTTTAGCGCCTTTACCATCAACAGAAATATAATATGGATTATTATCACCATAAGGACCAGCACTATTGGTTCTATAAGAATAAAAATTAAATGCTTTTTGATCATATGTCTTACATCTATTTTGTAAATATTGTTTAGTTGTTGTATAATAATTTTTTTTAAGATTTGTACTAGCATAAATTACACGTTGTTTAGCAAATCTCTCTTGATTACAACACCAAATTGGATTTGTTGTATCAGGTTCAGGATCTTGAGTCAAATTAGTTATATTAGGCTTATAAGTTGCTACAATTCCAACACCTTCGCATGTTTTACAATCTTGATTTAATTGTTGAACGCCATTAATTTCATTAGGTGGATTTTGTTTTACTATATAAGCACCTGGTTTATCCTGCATTTCATTTAACAAACCTGAACCTCCAAAACCGCCACCGAGAGATGTACCTTTACTTGATTTAACGAATCTATTCATATTGTAATTAATTAAACCATTTTCATCAATAGATAATTGAACACTTGTATAAGGACTATTTACATTTAAATTAGGAACACCTTCAATAGGAGCAGAAGGTATAACTCTTCCTTTTCTATAATGTTTAATTGGTCTTGGTAAACCAACTCTACTTCTTGGCCTTAAGACACCAGTACCATAGCCTTGTTGAAAATTATTACCAGGATCATTATTTGTGAGAGGTCTAATATGTCCGGCTGCTGTTCCAACCGGAAAACTATTAATGCCAGTGCCTTTCCATGTAATATATTGTTTATTATAATATGTACTTTTATGGTTATATCCTGAAGCAGGCATTGAATTCATTCCTAATGGATAAACTGCTGATGACATTTATAATATTATGAAAGAAAATAAAAAGTAATATTATAATATATTAATGTTAACATTGGTAAATATATTAATTGTTTTCTTTATATTTTTAATTATATATCAGTTATTTTTAGCAACCGATATAATAGAGGGTCTTGAAAATCAATATAAACCATATGATGTAAATAATCCTAATAATGCTCTAATATTAGCTCAACAAAATGCAGGAAATATATCTTATTTAAAAGAACGTCTAGATAAGTTTGATGGTATTTTTCAGGAAGTACAAGATTTAAGTGGAAATGTAATAACATTACAAACACAAGTTGATGGTTTAGTACAAGCACAAAAAGATTATGCTGACCAAATGACAGGAGGAACAGCTCCCGAAATTACTGGAGCAGTAGATGAAAGTGGCACAAGTTCTCAGCAAACCAATAATTTAATTACAGAATAGTAAATTATTAAAAAATAAATATATTCATATAAATTAGTAATGTCTAATTTATTTGATGAAGTTTTAAAAGATGCTCGTGGAGTTGAAGAAAGATTATTGGGACCGACATATCCCTATTATAGTAATATAAAAACTCCATCACAAATTGGTATGAGTGATAGTGGTTCTCTTCAACAAATGGCTAAAAATATTGATGGTTTAATACAATATGTTTCTTTATTGGTATCAGGTAATAGTGGTGCTTCATCGACTGGTGGTCCTTTAGGAAATAAATTTTTCTTAAAAACAGGCGCTAAATGTGCTGCTATTGATAGTTGTACAAATAAAAATGATATTTCAACTTGTAAACAAGTAGATAGATATATTTATGTTAATAATGTTCCACAGGGTAATATTCCATTTATATCTAGTGGATTAGGAGTAAATTTCTCTGAGTTTAAAGGATTGATTCCAGGAGCTATGGGTAATTTAAATGTTTTAAATCCTTTTGCTATAATGCGTGCGTTCCTTTCTGGTTCTACACCGCCATGTCAACCTATTACAATGCAGACTATTTCAGTTAATAATGCTAAATCAACAGAGACATATTATGTTACATTAGCCGATATATCAAATATGGATCCTTGTAATTTTCCAAACGGTAAAAATCCAATAAGTGGTCAACCTTGTAGACAAACATTTCAAAATATGGAAGAAGAAATTTTAATGCCAGATGATCCATTGGCACAAATATATTTTGCAAGTTTAGGTGTTTTGGGCATATTGATTTTATATAGATTAATGGAAAAAGCTCGTTAGATATTATAAATAATATAATAATAATTTATAATGTCAAAGAGAAAAACAAAAATAAGACGTAATATACGTAAAAAAAATAATAGAACTAAACGTTATTATCGTAAAGGAGGAAATGGAGAAAATGTTAAATGTTGTATGTGTGAAATGAATATTAAAAAAGATAATACTCTAGTTCCAAGAGAATGTTTAATGAAATATGGAAAAGCAGCCCATAGAATTTGTCAAGATTGTTGGTGGAATTCAGAAACAGGATTTGCTAGGGAAAATGTCTCACACAAATGTCCTGGTTGTAAAAAAAACTTACCATTAACAGAGTTTAAAAAAGAGGCACCAATTTTTGTCGACTTAACTGAAGATTAATATATATATTAAAGCTATTTAAAGGCGAGTGTCTTTAAATATTTTAAATATATATTATTTTAGAGAACTTAAAGAAAATTCTTGTTTTTACTACAACCATGTAGTATAAGTCTAAAATTTTTAAAAAAATCATGGAGTGAAAAAAAAATTTTTGAAAATGGAAAAGTATTTTGACTTTTCAAAATTGGACATTTTTGGATTTTAAAAATGTCCAAAAAAAAAAAGCTTGGATATTTTATGAAAAAAGTATTCCTTCGCTGCATATTTTAAAAATAAGGTAAGGCTACAAAAAAAATAATTTTCATTTTGTTACGATAATTTTTTTTATAAAGACTTAAAAAAATCTTCTTTTTAGTATATATGGGGACATTAGGGGACAATTTAGTGGCATTTTCTGGCAAAAAAATGGCACCAAAATATTATTGTGAATTTTGTGATTATGAATGCTGTAAAAAATATAATTGGGAAAAACATATATTGACATCTAAACATATGTATGCTACAAAAGGGGACAAATTAGTGGCATTTTGTGGCAAAAAAGGGCAAATCGAAATATTTGTGTGTGAATTTTGTAATAAAGAATATCAACATAGACAGGGATTATGGAGACATAAAAAAAATTGCCAAAAAACACATAATAATATTGATGAAAATAATGAGCTAACTGATAAACAATTGATAATGATGTTAATTAAAGAAAATTCTGACTTGAGAAAAGAACAGGCTGATGTTAAAGAAATGATTTTAGAAATAGTAAAAAATGGTACTATGAATAACAGTCATAATACTACAATAACTAATACAAATTCTCATAATAAGGCTTTTAATCTTAATTTTTTCTTAAATGAAACCTGTAAAAATGCTATGAACATAACTGATTTTGTTGATTCTATTAAGTTACAATTATCAGATTTTATAGAGGTAGGTGAATTAGGTTATGTGGAGGGAATTTCCAAAATAATTGTTAAGAATTTAAATGCTCTTGATGAGACAATTAGACCTATTCACTGTACTGATAAAAAACGTGAGACCTTTTATGTTAAGGATGAAAATAAATGGGAAAAAGAAGAAGAAGATATGAATAAAATAAAAAGAATGATAAAAAAAGTTGCCTACAAGAATGAAAGACTTATGACATCCTATAAAGAAAAATATCCTGACTACAATGATCCTGATTCTAAAAACTCCGACAAATATAGTAAAACTGTTATCGAAGCATTAGGTGGTAATGGTAATGATAATATTGAAAAAGAAAATAAAATCATTAGACATATTTCTAGAGCTACTACAATTAAGAATAAATAAATTTAATCAAAACTGAGTAAATCAATTTCTGGAGTTTTATGAGTAAGTTGTTCCGTTAAAATATCAATTGTTTTAGACTTTATACCTATTTCTTTTTTCAGTAAATTGATATCTTTTTCCATTTGAGCAATAATTAATTTTTGTGAATTTATTGTCTCTTTTAATTTTTCACATTCAGTAAAATAATTTAATTTATTTGCATTCAAATCATTTAACCACTTTAAATGTGTTTTTGTTTTAATATGATTTGAAAAACTAGATCTTGTATCAAACACATGATCTTTTCTTGCTCCACAAGGACATTTTAATCCATTTTTAAACTTACTTGATGGTGGTAAGTAATCACAATAATTACCATCATCTCCAATACATGGTTCATATATATCAGTTTCTAAAGATAAATCCATTACTATTTATATGTAGTATTAAATTTTTAAATAATTTTAAAAATATTATTATATAAATTTAATGCTTACGATGTCTTCGTGATTTACCGCCCTTTTTATTACGTCTCTTAGTTTTACCTCCAACCCAATTATGAGGTTGAGCTGTTGGTCCAGAAAATGGGGCTGCATGAGCAGCAAGTCCGGTTGTTGGTGTATTATCATGATATCCACCCTTCATATGTCTTCTACTCTTTCTATGTTTTCCTCCATAAGTTGATGTGGTTGTTGTAGTAGGAAAATATGATGTTGAACTTGTATCAGTTGAACCGGTTAAACTAGATGTAGCGTCTTTAGTCTTTTGCCATAAATTTGATGCACCATCACTAATTGAAGTACCCCAACCTGATAATGTATTTGATAAATCATCTAAAAATCCTCCTTTCATTGTTTTACGATGTCTAGGCATTATATATATTAGAAAAAGAAATTATTATATATAATAAATTTATTTTAGGCTTTATTTACATAATTTTTATACACAAAAAATGCTGCTAAACCACCGAGAATTTCTACTATAATATATGGCAAAACATCACTTTGCGGTAGTTTTCCTGCTGAATATAATGAAATAGCAACAGCAGGATTAAACGCACCACCAGAAATAGCTCCTCCTAACATTACGGCAATAGCTAATGCTGCTCCAATGGCAAGCCAATTACCAGTGGCAAAAATTACAAATACAAGAAACATTGTTCCTAAAAATTCTACTAAATATTTATTCATTATATAAATTAAATATAAAAAAACTTAATTTTCTTAGGCAGCAATCAGTACAAAAATTATAAAATAAATTTTATTTTATTATATAATTATTATTTAAATAAAAGTCCAAGGATTAACTTTTGGTAAAAATTTTAGTCCAAGAGAATTAATTAAAAATTGTTCATAAAGTTGACCTTGTCCACGTTGCTTGTAAAAAGCATAAATTCTACCTTGAGAACCAATTTTTGTGCGTGGGCTACTAATAGTTAAAGCAGCTCCGGTTCTACCGTAACTACCTAATCCATATGCTGGGGTTAATGCTGGATATCCGTATGGCATATTATAATAATACTAAATATTATTTTTTTTTATCAATCTTTTAAAAGAAACGAAAAAATTTTTTAATGTATTTTTTTTCTAAAGCTAAGTTAACAATATACCCTATAGGGAGGATTTAATAATTTTGACGAACAATTGATCCCCAAGCACATACTTGACCATTTCTTAAACTGTAATTTTCTATTGCTCCTTTCTTTTTGGGAGCTGTACAACCGCCTGAACGAGCTCTTCTTATTGTTGAACGTGTTCCACTTGGATAGTAACTTTTTGTACCAGTAGGTGCTGAGTTTGGTAAATTAACTTTGTATGCTGTTTGACCTACCGCATTTGCTTTCACAATATTTACATATAGTGATGAAGGAATAGGTGGAATATAATTTGTATGTGTTGATACAGGAACTTGCCTTTGTGAAGAATTTATAACATAAGCTGTTGGTACAGATAATTTTCCTAAAGCAAGTTGTTGAGCTTTTACTGTTTGGCTAATAGCAGTTCTTAAATATTGTTTTCTCATATTTGAATTCATATCAGCATATACAGGTTCCTGCATTGGATAAAATTGTGGTGGAGTAGGTCTTATTCCCGTTAAAATACCATAACTATGATAAGGAATTTGACATGGTGTTTGATTTGTGCTTAAAGGTCCAGTTATAGGAGCATTTACATAATTATCATATGAAACTGAACCTATATTTGTTGATACAGCGTATGGAGTTGTCATTATATATATCAAAATATATTTTATTTAATAGCTTTATATGTAAAATAACTGAAAGTTAAACCTGAAAATAACATAGTAAGACCATTAATAGCAATTAATTTATTGTTGTCGCTATCACTTGTACTATTATTATATCTTGTTGATGTTATTCTATTTATACTATCTAGAGCATTTGAAAATAAAATTACTGAACCACAAATTGTTCCAGCAAGAATAACTGTTTTTTCTGTTGATGAAAGCATAATATTAAAATTAATATTGTTATGTTTTTAAATTATTTATTTAATATTTTTAATTTCTTCTATATTTTTTTTAACTTGATTTGGCATTCCACAAAATAAACATAATTGAACAGTTAAAGATTTGTCAATCATAACTGAATTATTTTTTTTACATTTACTACATTTGAAAATTCCACTAAGCTGACAAATTTGATGATGATTAAAATCAGTTTTTTGATATAATATTTGAAGTCTATTATTATTCATATATTATATAAATTATTTTTATTCTACTTTTTAATACCAAAAATGACTTGTGTAAAAAGTTTAATTTAATATCTTCTAATAGCTCTTACAGCAGATTGACTTGCGTTGGATTGATCACCTCCATATGTTAGATCATTGTAATTCTTTGCTACAGCTCTTTGTTTAAGATATGTTATATAATCAGAGCTATCATAAACATACTTTACGTTACAAGCTGCAGCAGGAATATTATTAATTAATTGTAAAGAACTATAAATAGCAGATGGAATACATGTATCCTGTACTGAACCAAAGTGTTGTCTTAAACCACGTAATCCAGGTCTACTTTGAAATGTTTGACATGAACCTCCACATGTATAATTTTGACGAGCCAATAAATCACCAGCATTATTAACAGCTCTAAATGGTGTTGTAATTGGTTGTTTTAAATTATCACGTCTTAATTGACTTGGATATGTTGTATTCCATGCATTTTTTAATGTGAAACGAATCTGTTCAAATTCAGGATATCTTTTATCAACAGTTTGAGTTTGCTGAGGCATGTATCCATTGATAGCACCACCTGAATTGTTTGGTCTTCTAACTAAATATTGAAATGCTACATTGCTTCCATTTATTGGGCTTGTATATCCTACAGATGTTGACATTTATATAATACTATAGTAAAAAAAGTTTTGAGAAAGTTTATCTAAACATTCTTATTATATTATAAAAAAATATAGAAATAATATATAATGTTTGATTTTTTATTGTTAATCAGTGCTATTATTTTTATTTCCATTGATTTTGTATATTTAAATGTGATGAAAGGATATTTTGATAATCAAATCCAAACTGTTCAAGGCTCTGTAATAAAGATGAATTATTTAGGAGCAGCAATTTGCTATATATTATTAATTATTGGTATAAATTATTTTATTATAAAACCACATAAATCAGTAAATGATGCATTTTTATTAGGAATTATTATTTATGGTGTTTATGAAACAACTAATTATGCTTTATTCAAAAACTGGTCAATTTTAACAGTTATTATTGATACCCTATGGGGAGGGTTATTATTTGCTTCAACAACATATCTAGTTAATTTACTACGCTAAATAATTTAACCAAATGTATCTTCGATTTAATAATTAATCATGTATGGTATAAAATAAACTGAAACAATTAATATGATAATATTAATATTTAAGCTATAGGTAGCAAAATGAGAACTTAATAAACAAGCAATAATCATCATAAAACTATCACCAGCAATTGCACCGGCTCCAACTTCCTTAGCATAATCTTTAAAGAAATCTAACATTTCATTATATCCTCTAGGTAGTGATTTAAATAACCAATAAAACAAAATATCATGAATTATTTGTATACAAACAGCTAAAGCTGTAAACTTCCAAATGTTAAACGAATTAAAAAACATTTTATAAAAGAATCTAGAGAGAATAATACCTATTACCAATATAAGTATATCAGCAATTGCTGCACTTAGTTGATATTTATTATACCATTTTTTTAAATAATATGACTTAAACACATTATGAAAAACTAAAAAAATAATAATTAAATCTGCGTTTATGCATCCATTAAGTATTGGTAAATAATCATTTACATTATTAAAATTGGAAATATCACTAAACATTTTATATAATGTATTTATATTTTATTATTCATTTTTAGGAGCATAATCTAATAATAAATTTTATATTATTATATACAATAATAATATAAATGAAATTAAAAGAAAAATTTAAACAATTTATTATAATAATAATGGTATTATTATTAAGTTATTCATTATGTTCTACTCATGAATTACCATCACAAGGTTATATATCAAGAAGAAAAAGTTTTTGTTCAATGCCATTTTATGTAATTGTTTTATTTTCTATTTTAATAATATTTTTTATGTAATAAATAGATTTTGTATTTTTAACCCTCCGTTATTAAACGTGGTGCGATATTCATAGTATTTAATTCTTGGAATAATAATTTACAAGCATAAGGAATTTGTACAAAGGCAAAATCAGTTCGATTTCCACAAGTATGACATAAATGAATATGCATTTTATCATTATATGAAGCAATAAGACCACATTTTTTACAAGCATATACTTGATATTTATCAGAAGCATCATACATTCTACCACGTGTAAATCTTGCTGCTCCATGTGAAACCATACAATCACGTTCCATTTCACCAAATCTAAGCCCACCATCACGACTTCTACCTTCAGCAGGTTGACGAGTTAAATTGACCATAGGTCCAATAGAGCGGCTATGTGCCTTATCATTAACCATGTGTTTAAGTCTTTGATAAAATACGGGACCCATAAATACACTACATTCAACTTGTTCACCTGTTAATCCATTATATAATAATTCATTTCCATGAGCTTCATAACCAGCCTTAAGTAATAAATCACATATTTCCTTAATATCAAAATCACCAAAGGCTGTTCCGTCTCCAAATAATCCAAGTTCTACCAATACTTTACCTAATACAGTTTCTTTAAGTTGTCCAATAGTCATACGAGATGGAATAGCATGAGGATTAATTATGATATCTGGTCTTATTCCTGATTCAGTATATGGCATATCACACTCAGGAATTATATTACCCACTGTACCTTTTTGTCCATGTCTTGAACTAAATTTATCACCAATAACTGGCTTTCTAACTGTTCTAAGTCTAACTTTAGCAAAATTATATCCCTCACCATTTCTATCAATATAATTCTTATCAATATAAGTCTCTTCACAAGTTTTATATATTTTACTTTGATCTTCATATTTAATAACTTTTGTATGATCATTTCTATTTTCTTTAATTGGTGTAACTTTAGCAATAATTACATCGCGATTTTCTACTAAACTATTTTCGGGTATAACTCCTTTAGAATTAACTTTATTATAATTTCCCATTTTCATTCCTTTTGTTTTTGTTGAATCAGGTTTACATCTTATTTCTTCATCACCATTAATTTTTTGTTTATCTTCATCTTTTTCAGTATGATAAACTGTAACTAATGCCATCCCCCTATCAATAGAACCTTTATTTATTAATAGAGAATCTTCTTGATTATATCCAGTATGTGTCATAATAGCAACAATAACCTGACTTCCAGAAGGAATTTTATTCAAATGTATTAGATTCATTATACGCGTCTCAACTAATGGTTTCATAGGATAATTTAATACATAAGCAGTTTTATCCATTCTATTTTCATAATTTGTAGCATAAACACCCATTGCTTGTTTTCCTTGAGCACATTGATATGTATTTCTAGGTGATTGATTATGCTCTGGAAATGGAATACATGAAGCAAGAACACCAAACATCGTTGAAGGATGTATTTCACAATGTGTGTATTTATTCAATTTATTAATAGGATTTATAATATCTTTAGGATTTGTAGCAATCATTGACCAACTTTGTTCTTCTGGATCAATATATTCTAAAACTGCTTCATCAATTTTTGATGAGGTTAAAAGATTATCCCAATTAAATTCTCCATTATTTAACTTAGAAACAATATATTTATTTATTAAAATATTTTTATTTTTAATTCTAAGAAGTGGTCTAGTTAGTCTACCACTATCATTACATAATCTAATTTCTTTTAATTTATAGTCAAATACAATAGATGTATAAATATTAATAATTCCCTTATGTTTTTTTTCTTTTAATGTATTATATAATTCTTCTGGATTTAATGAAATTCCTACCCAAGCGCCATTAATAAATACTTTCACTTTATCATAAATTTCTTTTGGAGTTAATTCTGGATCATCTATTTTAATTATATTTGGTAATACATATTCATACAATGGTAATGAGTTTGAATAAATAGTTATATGTGTCATACTACTTAAATTTTTTACAACACCAACAGATTGACCTTCTGGAGTTTCAGCAGGACATAAGAAACCCCATGATGTGTTATGTAATTTACGTGGAGGAACTAATTTACCACTTTTGTCAGTTGGTGTTGATATTCTCCTGGCATGACTTAATGCCGATACATAATTCAATCTGTTATATACTTGCGCAACACCAACTTTATTTGAATTGCTGTGTTTAATTCCAAAATCACCTGTCGATAAAGCTCGTTTTATTCCATTTTCAATTGTAGTTGATTTAATTATTTTATATATGTTTGTTAGATTTATAATATTCTCATAATCATCTTTTGATCTCCATGAACCAGTATTTATTTCACGAATAACTTGTTTTTCCATATCTTTAACAAGTTTATTGAAATAATTTCTAAAAAGATTATTTAATAAAGTACCAGTTAAGTCTACGCGCTTATTTAAATAAGAATCTCTATCGTCTTGTTTTATTATTTCAAAATAAGCCATCAATAATTTATTTGTCATATAACCCAAGAAATATATTTTTTGTTCAATATTATGACAATGTGGAAATAAATCATTATTTAAAATATCAAGTGTAAATTCATGTTTCTTCTTAGCGCCAGTTTCTTTGTCCATATTAATAGGAGTATACATAGCATAATTTGTTATGTACTTAATACATTCATCTTTTGTTAAATATTTGTTTGATTCAATAACTGAAGCCTGAAGTGCTTCAAGTAATTGTTTATTTTTATTATCAACAATATTAATTAATATTTTCTCACAAATTTCTTTATCAGATATAATACCTAATGCCCTAAAAACAATAAATAATGGAATAGGTTGCTTAACTCTTGGTATTTCAACAACAATTGGTAATCCAAAACCATTATTATTTTTACAAATTAACATAGATATTTGCTTTGGTGAAATACACTTAAAATCAGGAACTGACTTTATTTCAGCCTTCCATAAATATTTATTGTCATTTTTTTCAATATTAAAACAATATACACGATTTTCAGCAGCTCTTTCTTGACCCAAAACTGTTTTTTCAGAACCATTTATAATAAAATATCCACCTGCATCAAATTTACATTCACCTGTTTGTGAATTATCAAAATGTTTATATTGATTCAATACACAAATGTTAGATTTTATCATAATTGGCAATTTACCAATATGAACTCTTGGTATTGTCTTATACAATATTTGTGTATTTTCAAGATTTGGACCAGTTCTAATAATATATTTAATATTTATATCAATAGTTGTAGCAGCAGCATAAGTAAAATTTCTTAAACGTGCTTCTTGAGGAAACATTAATTTTATTGCTCCATTATTTTCATGGATTTGAGGTCTATAAATGTTAAAATTCTCAAATGTGACAAATATTTCTAAAGCATATTTTTTTGATTCTTGGTCAAAATCTTGCTCTGATGCAATATGAACTGGATTAAACATTTCTATTGTTTTTATAATTTGATATCCAATAAAATTATTGTAAGATTCTAATTGATGTCTTACAAATCTTTCCAATTGTTGACCCCTAAAATATGACTCAATAATATTCCAAGGCATTTCAATATAGGGTTCGTTTTGAATATCAAGATACTCCTTACTCTCTCCAAAAATATTATCACTCATTGTTGTCTTTTGGTTATCAGTAGTATATGATATCATTATTTTGGATATTAAATATCTCAATTTATTTTTAAATTGTTTCAATAATATATTTAACCATTAATATTTAAATCTATCATTACAATGAATTCTTTTTTTATTAAATACTTTTTATGATGTTGGTAAAAAAATAAATAACTTCTTTTAAAATAATATAAATGAATTTTTATATTATTTAAATAATGACTAAACTCAAAATGCATAATATTGATCCCACAAGAAT